CGGTGGACGCCTCCAGGACCGCCTGAGCGCGCTGCAGTTCGGCGACCAGGTCGGCGGTGGCCAGTTCGACGGGGATCTGCAGCCGCAGCGACGACTCGATGGCCTCGAGTTGCGCCTGGAGTTGCGCACCGAAGTCACTGACGTCCGGCAGAACCTTGACCGACACCCGGCCGATGACCGTGCCGCCAGGACTGGTCACTACCCCTCCTCCCTGCGCTTCCGGAGCCGCTCCTGCGCCTGATCGGCGCGGGTCTGGTGCTCGATGACTGCCCGCCGGGCGACGAGGATCTGCGCCATCGTCCGGGCCTCACCCTTCGGTTTCGCGCCGGGCCGAGGGAATGGCTGCGGGGACTTGACCCGCTTCGCGCCGGCGACCCTCGCCGACACGACGGTGTTGATCTGGATGGCGTCGAAGAGAGACGCCAGCAGGTGCCGGTCCGTTGACCAGCCGCGTTCCCCGCCGGTCCCGGACATCGACTTGAACGTCGCGGTCGTGTCGTCGTGGGTGAACTCCTCGACGAGCGTGAGGACCCACCACGGCCGCCAGCGCCGTCCGGGGTCCTCCGACGCGCACAGGTCGGCCACCACGTCACGCAGGTCGATCCCGTGACGGGACAGCAGGTCGACGGCGATGGCCGACCCGTGCTCGTCGATCAGCTCGCCGAGGGCGAGACTTCCCCCGCGTCGGTCGACTCCAGGTACTGCCTCACGAGCTCGACGAGGACGAGCAGACCGTCAGCGCCGGCACCGTTGGGGCCCGCGTAGATCTGTCCGATCAGCTCTTCCGCTGCGGTGTCGCTGGTGCAGGCGATCCGCAGGATCCCGGCGAGGTACTCCCGGGTCTGCTGCTCGTCGGCGGCGGTGTCGGCGTCCTCTTCGGCGGCCTCGTCGACCACTTCACCGGCGGCGACCCGGGCTGCGTTCTCGTCCGCGCGGGCCTTCCGTGCGGCCTGCGCCACCTCGGTGGCGGTGGCGTTGCTCCGCATCAGGTTCCTGAGCGCCGCCCGACGGTCCTTGTCGAGGCGCAGCGGCAGGGTCAGTTCTGCGGTGCCACCGGACGGCAGCGGGATCCGGACCGGCTCGTACTTGACCTCGATCCGGACGCGGATCTCGTCGAGGGTGATCTGGGGCATGTCTGTGGGTCCTCTCTTGCGGCGTGGGTTGCGCGTGGGTGGGCGTGCGTGATGGGGCCGGCCCGGCGACCCACGCCGTACACCGGGCCGGCCCCGCTACTGGGGGTGCGTCAGGCGCCGAGCCGGTCGGCGATCCAGATCGCGCGGGGGTTGGCGCCGTTCTTGAGGAACGTGACCCGCATGGGCGCCTTGGTGAAGTCGTCGGACGCGAACTCCAGCTCGGACTCCGCCCGGACGGACACCTTGGACGCGTACAGCGCGACCGGGGTCGCCCCGTCGAGCATGATCAGGCAGAGGGCCTTCTCCGTCGGAGTCGGGTTGTCCGGCCACGCGAACTCGTTGGCGGTCGCCGCGCTGCCGCCGCCGTGGTACAGCGACAGCACCGTGTTGTCGAGGATCTGCAGGGACTTGACGACCAGGTAGTCGACCTTCGCGACGGTCACGATCTCGCGGAGTGCGCTGTTCTGCCACGACCCCTTGGTCTCGGTGTCACCGCCCTCGGTGCCGAACTGGAGGACCTGGTCGAGGTCCGTGTGGCCGAGGTCGGTGAACCCGGTCGGCAGCACCGAGGTGTCCGCCGCGAACGCGGTGAGGTCGGACAGCGCCGGCTTCGCGGCGCCGGTGGTGCCGAACAGGAAGTGTCCCTTGCCTGGCAAGAGCACCGCGGCGTCTGTTACTGCCATGATCGTTTCCCTTCGGGGGTGACGGGGCGCGGCACTGGGGCAGCGCAAGGTCCCGGCACCGCGAGAGCGGACCGGGCGTGGTTGGCGTGGGCGATACGGGGTCAGACCCTGGCGGGCCGGATGATGGCGGCGTAGCCGCCGGTGAAGCGGACGACGCCGTCAGGCAGGGCGTCGTCGGTGGACTCGGCGGGTTCCTGCAGGACGTCGACCCGGTTGATCGAACCGGCGGGTACCGTGTACGGCTTCAACCACGCCGTCATGAGTGCGTGCCGCGCGGCCGCCGCGAGTTGTCCGGCGACTGCACGGTCACCCGCGAACGCGGCGACCTCGAACATCGGGCGGGCACCGAACCGGGCGTCGATGCGCCGCAGGTTCGTGGTCAGCGACACCGACGCCGGGGCGATCACCAGGCACGGCAGGTACTGCACGACGTCCGCGGGGCGTTTCGTGAAGACGTGGACGCCCGGGTCGGTGAGGTCGTTGAGGATGTCCCGCAGGACGGCGTCCACGTAGGGCAGCGTCGGGACACTCACCGGAGCGGGGTCCGCTTCGGGGTGAGGCCGTACGCCCGGTGGAGGACGAACAGGCCCGCCGACCCGCCACGGCCGGTGTCCGGGTTCGGGTTGCGACCGAACTCGATGCTCATCGCGGCGCGCTGACCGCGTTCGTCGGACAGCACGGTGTACGCGTCGACGGCGCCCTGCGTGGTGACGATCTCGGCGGCGCCGGTGTCCCGGTGCCCGGCCAGGAGTGCGGCCGCCCTTGCGGACCCGGCTTCCGCCGTCCGGCGGACCTCCGCGCGGACCTCCGGGAGTCGGGACAGTTGATGGTTGGTGATGGTGACTCTGGCCATCTACGCCTCCCTGAGGGTGCGGGCCTTGAGCATGACCGTGACGTGACGGGTGGCCTCGGACCCGGTGGACGACAGCGGCTCTCCCTCGACGTCCCAGTCGCGGCCACACCACTGGACCCGGGACCACGCACCGGCGGGGAAGCATCTGGTGATGAACCGGTAGTAGGTGCCGGCGGCGTAGCCCTTGTCCTGGGTTTCCTCGGCGGATGCCGGCTGGACTCGGCCCTGGACACGGCGGGGGTGGGTGTCGGGTACCCGGATCGGGTTCCCGTCGCCGTCTTCCCCGGTGGTCTCGGCGTACACGAGCAGGGTGTCCGGGCCGTCGTCGAGGAGGCTCACGGGACGTCCCGTTCAGTGAAGTGCGATGACTGTTCCTCGCGCCATGCGGTGGCGTCGGTGTCGGTCCACCGGTTCTCCACCGGTGCCGGGTGCCCGACCCCCAGCGCGATCGTCCCGGCCCGCGCATACCCCTTGGGGGCGAGCAGGTCGAGTTCCTCTTCGGTGAACCACGTCGAGCGGGGTGTGCGGCGGTCCTGTGCGGATCCGGGCCGGCCGTAGGAGTAGCCGTAGTCCCCGTCGCGTTCACTGGTGTAGCCGCGGGGGTTCCGCAGTTGCCGCATGACGGCGTCGACGACGACGTCGCGGACGTCACCAGCGGCCAGGTACTCGGGGTCGGCGGTGTCCAACGCCAACCGGTCGGTGATCCGGGCCACGTGCCGGGCGAGGCGCCGTTCGACCCGGTCGAGGACGTTCTGGGTGCGGGCCGGGAGGTTGCCCTCGTAGGCGGCCTCGACGTCGTCCAGGGTCGCGTACACCACTCACGTCCTCCTCTCGGTGGGGGCCTGTCCCGGTGGCCAGCGGGGGCGTCCGCTGGCCACCGGTGCTCAGGTGGTGGGTCAGGAGTCGTTGCGCGACAGCGTGACCCGCACCAGGCCACCCGGGTCGGCCAGGCCGGTCCCGTTGATGGTGGACTGCCACTGCAGGACGTCCCCGGCGGCGACCACGAGGTCCGCTGCCGTCGCGGACAGGGTGACCGTGGTCGACGCGGCCGCGACGGCGTTGGTGCCCGACGCGAACGTCTTCGTCGCGACTGCGGTGGTTCCGGAACCGGCGGCACCCTTGTTCGCGAGGGTGACGATCCGGTTGTTGGTGGCGGCTCCGGTGATGGCGGCCGCCGCGATGTACTCCACGGCGGTGACGGTCGCCGCGAACGGCACCTTGGTGGCCGGGGTGTTGGCGGTCGCGCCCTGCGCCACTGCGGCGGCCGGGATCTCGACCACCAGGGTGAGGGGATGGGTGTCGGTCATCTGCTGCTACTCCTCGTTCGAGACGGATTCGACCTGGACACCGACGTAGCCGGGCCCGTCGTCGCTGACGTGCTCACCGGTCCGTCGCAGGACCGGCGGGGTGTGGCCCAGCGGGTACGCGAGGTCCCACGGGTTGCCGGTCGGCAGACCGACCGGCACCGTGGGCTGCGCGACGACTGGCATGGCCGGGACCTCGGCCACCGTGGTGGCCGGCTCCTCGGCGGGCTCCGGTGCGGGCGTGGCCTTCGCCATCACGGCCGCAGCAGGGTGCCGACCGGGTACCGCGTCGCGGCATCGGTGTTGGTGTTGTTGATCCGGTTCGACACCTGCCAGCCGACCCGGAAGGTCAGCCGGATGGCCGTCATGTCCTGCTGCGGCAGGTTGAAGATGATCGCGCCGGACGGGTCCGTGATGACGGCCTGGTCGAGGATCTTCATGGTGATGTCCTGCCGGACACCGCACACGAACTCCCCGAAGTCGCCACCGAACACTCGGACCGCGCCCGACGCGGACGACCACAGGCCCCGCATCGAGTAGTCGACGTCGTAGCCGTCGAGGCTGTTCAGTGCGCCGTTGATCCGGGACTCGTCGAGCTTCTTGCCCTGCGTGTCCCGGGCCTTGCGGAGCTTGGACTTGGCGGAGACGTCCGCGACCCAGTCGGAGATGTCGAAGCCGTCGGCCTCGACCTTCTCGTAGACGCTGTCGACGTCACCGAAGTACCCGCCGGCGGCGGCCGCGGAGCCCTCCGTGACCGAGTTGCCCGCCGCTGCAGCGGCGGCGGCGATGTTCGTCGGGAAGCTCGACGGGGCGTTGGTCCCGAAGAACACCGCCGAGTCGAACACCCGGCCGACCGCCTCGACCATCAGCGGCATCGCCTCGTCCCACACGTTGGCGTCGACGTCGGCGATGACGTTGTCCGGCACGGGGAGGATCGTCGCGATCTCCTCGATGTTCAGGTACTTGTTCGCCCACCCGAGCTCGGTGGTCTGCTTGAGGCCGGTGTCGCCGTTCACCCAGTACGCCTGCGGGAGCGCGGACAGGATGGGGAGGCGGACCTGGGCGCGGCCGACGGGGATCCGCCGGAACTTCCGCAGGACCGTCGAGGACTCGACGGCCTTACCGAGCATGATCTTGGAGACTTCCTCCGGGATCAGCGCACCGGTGTCCGACCGGGACGTGAGGCTGTTGTACGGCACTGGGGATCACTCCTTCTCGAGGTAGCCCCGGGGCCGGGGTCTACTGGGGGGCTCAGACGCCGGCTGCGCGGCGGATGAGGGCGTTCATGTCTGTGGTCTTCGCCGGCTGGCGGCGGCCCTGCGGGAGCGACGAGAACCCCTGCTGGTCCTTCCCCTTCGGGGCGACCTTCGCGGCCCACGTCTTGATGGCGTCCTTGTCGGGGAGTCCGTCGTCGCCGAGGAACCGGGCGGCGTTGACGCCGTCGACGAGGGCGTCGCGCTGTTCGTCGTCGAGGTGTCCCAGGGCGGCCTCGAGGTGGGCGGTGACGAGGGCGGTGGCGCTCTTGGCGAGGCCGTTCTTCTCGCCTTCGGCGCGGGCCGCGTCGAGGGCCTTCTCGGAGTCGGTCA